ATGATTAAGAAACATTATTACAGTTGGAAAGATGTAGAAGATGCTTGTGTTAGCATTGCTCTACAAATGTACAAGGACGGTTGGATGCCTGACTATATTGTAGGCATTACACGAGGCGGCAATGTTCCTGCCACTATCCTTAGCAATATGTTAAACGTACCTGGTCAAGCATTAAAGGTAAGTTTACGTGATGACGATAGCGAAAGTGAAAGTAACTGCTGGATGAGCGAAGATGCATTTGGATATGTAAACGAAGAAGACCGTGAAGTTTATAAAAGTCGTTGGGATATTAGTAAGCGTAAAAACATTCTTATTGTAGATGATATCAATGACACGGGTGCTACATTTAACTGGATTAAAGAAGATTGGCGCAGTTCGTGTTTACCAAATGAAGAAAGTTGGGATAAAGTGTGGCACGGTAATGTTCGTTTTGCTACTATTACAGATAACTTATCAAGTGAATTTAACGGTAAAGTAGACTATACTACGCATGAAGTCAATAAAGCAGAAGAAGATGTTTGGCTTGTTTATCCTTGGGAGAATGTAGGACAATGAGAGACGACTTGATGGTACAACAGCAAGTTGAAGATAGCTGGCAGCATATGGTCGGTGTCATTTGTTTAAATCAAGTAGACAGGCGTCAAACTAAACCTGTTCTAAAAGAGTTCTTTGAACGTTGGCCTACTGCTGGATTTCTACTACTTGCAACTGTAGATGAAATTGCAGAAATGCTAAAGCCATTAGGTATGCAAAATGTTCGTGCAAAACGCATTTATAAAATGAGTCAGCAATGGCTAAATTGGAATGGTGAAGATGCTACCGAACTTTGCGGCATTGGCAAATATGGCAGTGACAGTTATAGAATCTTTTACAAAAACGATATTCCAAATGATGTAGAAGATAAAGAACTAAAACGATATATTGAGGAGGAATTATGCTTGACACACTAGAAAAAGCACAAACCGAAGGCAGAGCTCCGTGGACTAACGTAGAGCTTGACACTAGAGATTTTGTTGTATATAATGACATTTATCCTGTAACACAAGGACACACACTTGTTGTTCCAAAAGAAAATAGTGTAGACTGTTTGATGCGCTGTTTTAAATTTGCTACAGAAATGGGCAATCAAAATGTACAAAGTTTAGCAAATAACATTACAGGTTATAATGTAGGAATTAACATGGGAGAAAGTGCAGGCCAGACTTGTATGTATCCTCATGTTCATTTAATCTTCCGTCGAGACGGTGACATGGAAGATCCGAGAGGAGGCGTAAGAGGCGTCATTCCGTCAAAGCAAAAGTATGAAAGGAAAAATGATGAGCAACTTGAGATCTGGCCTACTGAAGGCTGCTAGAGATCACGCCTTAGGGCATATTGAAAAGCATCGCATGAACGCTGAAGTATTATTAACTAATCCTGTTGGAATCGGTGAGCATGGTGATATTATGGAAGAACTTGATAAAGAGTTTATGGAAATAGCAAAATATCACGATGTTTTGGAAGTCATCGATGGTTATTTTAAAGAATAAACTTGACAACGAACCTAAATAAGTGTATACTGTATATAATTGTGCAGTATACACGGCAATCCACTGCCTAAACATCGGAGAATACAAAATTGAGTAAAGCAGAACAAATTAAACAAAGACTAGAAGACGCTGGCATTCGTTACTGGGCTGGCGACAACATTTCAGAAGTATTGCAAAAAGGCGATAAAGAAGCACTTATTGAAGATGCTACATTAGCATTTAATCAAGTACTTGATGCACTAGTAATTGATCGTTATAACGATCCTAACTCAGAAGGTACAGCAAGACGTCTTGCTAAAATGTATTTTAATGAGATTATGGCGGGCCGGTATGACCCTAAGCCTAGTGCAACAGCGTTTCCAAATGATAGTGACGATCGCTACAATGGCATGCTGGTAGTTCGTTCGGAACTAAAGAGTATGTGTAGCCATCATCACCAGCCAGTTACTGGTGTAGCATACATTGGTATTATTGCCGCTGACAAACTTATTGGACTTAGCAAATACACACGTATTGCACAATGGTGTGCTAGACGTGGTACACTGCAAGAAGAACTTGCAAATGATATTGCACGTGAAATTAAAACTGCAACAGGTGCAGAAAATTTAGGTGTTTATATTCAAGCAACACACGGTTGTTGTGAGAATCGAGGAATTATGGCACATAGTTCACTTACACAAACAACTGTGCTAGAAGGTAGTTTTAAACACGATCCTGGCACAAAGAAAGAGTTCTTTGACAACATTAAACTACAACAGGAGTTTGCACCAAGATGAAGTTGAGATATTCAGAAGCATTTTACAGTGTGCAAGGTGAAGGTAAGTTTGTAGGAGTACCTAGTGTATTCCTACGCACCTTTGGTTGTAACTTTCGTTGTATGAACTTTGGTACTAATGAAAAAAGAGATCGTTGGCAGCAACACAAAGATGGCATTAAACATAATGCAGAAGTTGCAGAACTGATTGCAAAGGATGTTCATAAGACTACAAAAGATTTTAATGACTTGCCTATTATTCACACAGGCTGTGATACATATGCAAGCATTTACCCAGAGTTTAAACACTTTAATAAACTTGCAGAAGTTGACGAAGTGGTTGAACATTTACTGTCGCTTACTCCTAATGGTAAGTGGACACAAGATAATGGACAAGACATACACTTGATTATGACAGGTGGCGAGCCTCTGTTAGCGTGGCAAAAGCTCTACATCGACTTGTTCGAACATCCACGTATGCAGGATTTAAAAAATGTTACATTTGAAACAAACACTACACAACCTTTACATGATGATTTCTTCAACTATCTCACAGATCAAGACAGATTTACAGTCACGTGGTCTTGTTCCCCAAAACTTAGTGTTTCAGGAGAACCTTGGGAAACTGCTATATTGCCTGATGTTGCTCGTGAGTATAGCCTTGTTGACGGCAGTGACCTTTATCTCAAGTTTGTTGTCGCTAGTCAAGATGATTTTGACGAAGTTACTAGGGCTGTGGAGGCTTACAGAGACGCCGGGGTACAATGTCCGGTATACCTTATGCCGCTGGGCGGACGCAGTGAAGAATATTCCCTCAACGTTAAAGACGTTGCCGAAGCGTGTATGGAAAGAGGATGGAGATTTACCCCAAGACTCCACATCAGCCTATTCGGAAATGCGTGGGGGACTTGAGAATGCTTTTGATGCAGATGAGTTCAAAGCTGACGAACAAAAGAAACAAAAAGAAAAATCAAAAACTCTAGAGGATAGAGTTAGGGAGGCAGGTATATGAACTGGGATAAATTAAAAAAGGCTTTAGGTGTAAAACCTAAAATTACAGCAGAAGAAGTTGATGTAAAAAAGACTTCTGAAGATCTTCGTAGAGAAGCACTACAAAAAGAAAAAGAAGAAGCAACTGCTAAAGGAGAGGCATGGGTTGCTGTACTAGATACCCAAGTTAATCCTGATAACATTCGTAACGGTTTTTTTGAACTTGATTGGAATAACGAATTCATTGAACAGTTACTTGACGCAGGTTATAAAGGTGAATCTAACGAACAAATTGTAGATTCTTGGTTTAGAACTATTGTAACACAAATGCTATCTGAAGAAGGTTTAGATACAGATAGAGAGATGGGATTTGTAAACGTAGTTCCAATTGATAAAAATAAGAGTTCAATCGGATGAGTATACAACCTAAAGACACAAGTAAAGGACACTTTTATGTAAGTTTAGTTAAAAGTGTATTACGAATTGGTGCAGGCGGTTTTTTGGTAGCAGGAAACTTGACAAGTGCAGGAATATTGTTTATACTAGCTGAAGCATTAGGAATTGTGGAAGAATTAGTATGAGTACATATGTTTTAGTAGATACAGCAAACACTTTCTTTAGAGCTCGTCATGTAGTACGTGGCAGTCTAGATGATAAGGTTGGCATGGCATTGCACATTACACTAAATGGTGTAAAGAAAGCGTGGACTGACTTTGATGCAGATCATGTTGTGTTCTGCTTAGAAGGACGCAGTTGGCGTAAAGATTATTACGAGCCTTACAAGCGTAATAGACAAGAAACTCGCGATGCGATGACTCCTGCACAAGCAGAAGAAGATAAAGTGTTTTGGGAAATCTTTGACGAGTTTAAAGAATTTATTGATACAAAAACTAATTGTACTGTTATGCGTCATCCGCAACTTGAAGCAGATGATTTGATTGCAGGCTGGGTACAATCACATCCTAATGACGATCATGTTATTATTAGTACAGACGGTGACTTTGCACAATTGATTGCTCCTAATGTACGTCAATACAATGGTATACAAAACGTTACAATTACACACGAAGGTTATTTTGACGACAAAGGCAAAGAAGTTATAGACAAGAAAACTAAACTGCCTAAGGAAGCACCTAATCCTGAATGGTTACTATTTGAAAAATGTATGCGAGGTGATACAAGTGACAACGTTTTCTCCGCTTATCCAGGCGTTCGAAAGAAAGGTACAAAGAATAAAGTTGGCTTACTTGAAGCATTTGATGATAAGTCCTCGAAAGGTTATAACTGGAATAATCTTATGCTACAGCGTTGGGTTGATCATAATGGTGATGAGCACCGTGTTCTGGACGACTACAATCGCAATGTAACATTATGCGATTTATCTGCACAGCCGGCAGATATTAGAGAGATAATTAATAATACTATTGCAGAAGTTGAGCCTAAAGATATATCACAAGTTGGTATGCGTCTTATGAAGTTCTGTGCTAAGTGGGATATGCAACGTATTGCAGATCAGGCAGCAACTTATGCAACACCATTACAAGCGAGGTATCCTAAATGAATAAAATAAATGCAAAAGAAATTTTAAAAGATAAGTTTTGGATTGTAGAATCACAAGGTGAGAAAGTCGGTACTATCAGCTTGAATGAAGATAGGCAGTATATGCTTAGTAACACTACCGGTACTAGATTTTTTAAAAATGTAAAACAACTAGCAAAAAATTTAGATGCAGAAATTACATGGACATCAACCGAAACACCAGTTCACGATGTTAATTTAGAAGTACACGGGTTTCCTACAAGTTGTACTCCGTATAATCCTGTATTTGATGTACAAAAGAAACTTGCTCTTTTTACAAAGAGTGCTAAATCTAAGAGTTTGTATTGTGCAGGATACTTTATTATTCGTTTTGATAAAGGTTGGGTTAAATCCTTTTGTCCAAAACTTATTACAGTTGAACGTTACGAAACAAAAGGACCTTTCAAAACAGATCTAGAAATGAAACAGGTATTGTCAAGCGTTCCAAAATGATACACAAGTTAGATAGTATATATGTTATTAAACCTTTAAAAGAACATAACAAAATAAAAGATACAATTCTTCGTCTTATCAACGAACAAGAATTATACGAAAATCTTGTTGAGGAAGAAGACGGTGTAGATATTACAAAGTGCGATTGGTCTACTAGCCGATGGGATCGCGGCAGACCATGGGCACAAGAACTAATGACATATTTAGGCCCTCATCTAAATACTACTATACAAGAAATGGGTTATGTCGAATGTCAAGTACACGAACTATGGTTTCAACAGTATGCTAATAATAGCACACACGGATGGCATGTACACGGACAAAACTGGACTAACGTATACTACTTAGACATGCCAGAAGAGACACCTAAAACACAATTCATAA